ACAAAAAAGGGAAAACCTTAGGGCAAAACCTTCTTCGCAGCTCCTTTCAGAGGACTTGCAGATTAACGCAATCTGTAACGGGACTATTTAGTTCCTTCCCAGAACTTGTGAGATACGCCCACAACCCGTGACCTTTACGCGGTCAACGTCCTACTTCCACTCTTATATGCACCTTCAAACTGCACCCACTTCCGTAAACCCGCCAAGCCCAACACCAGCATATTTGGCACCACCGGCAACCGCATCCTGTCTGAAGCTTCGTGCGCCAAAGCCACTAACGGTTCATACTTGTCATAGTGCCTGGTTGAATCGACGTACGAACTCCAAAGTTCCCGAAGTTCCACCGTCACCGAAACGTGCCGTCCAATGCTCTCCGCGAGACGCAGCGGATCACGCATCAAAAACCACCAGCCATCCCACTTGACGTAGTACCTACTGCAGAAATAGCGTTGTTTACTCTCATAGCACTTCACCTCAAAATTGTGAATTGCACGCATTTCCTCTGCTGCGGCAGCCATGTCAAGTTTCTTCTTCACCTCCGCCAACGAATCATCACCCACCTGCTGATAAGTAATAATCTTTTCCGGACCCACCTTCAAAGACGCCACAAAAGCCACTCCACACACTATGCTGTTAAAAGAAATTGTATGAAAGCCTCCAGAAGTCAACTGTAAAATGAATTCCACCATCATACTCACCAGCTTTGCCGATGCTACTTTTCGCCCTTTCATCACCTCTACCATCTCGCAGAACTCCTCCGGCGCGCCGAAAGCCCTCAAGAACTCCATATACACAGCCCAATTCAGCAACCCATGACTTTTGTCGCACTGACCGATGTCTGCCTCATAGACATAACATGGGCCCTTCTCTCTGACCGGGTTGAACAAATTAAACCATGTCTCCATAGAAGAAACGTCTCTGCGAACGTTAATCATAACGTTCGGATTCAACACCTCATCCAGCACATCATGGCATGCCGACAACCTATGCGAAAAATAGGCATTCGTTGTCTTACTCTCCTGGTACACGATCGTCTGCGCTGGAGTATACGCCGCCGTCACCACATCTGACACTTTCGGCTTCGCCAACGTCTTCACCATCGCAACCCACTTAGTCATGTCTACATTGCCCGCAAGAAACGACTCACGCAACATCGTACTCACCTTAGACTGATCTAGTTTGGTAACGTGACTTGCCAAACCCTCGACCGACGCTTCCCATAGACCCTCCTCCAAACGCCTTTGCACCGTTTGTTTCCAATCCTTTCGAAAGCACGTCGCAACAAACTGCTCAAACCTTTCACGTGCCACTCTGTCAATGTCCACTGGCTCGCACGCATCAGGAGCGTTGTTAACACGCTTGTTAAAACAAATGGCCGCTTCAACCTGCGTGCGCGGGCGGACTCCAGAG